AGAATAGGTGTATTACAAATACTTGGAATGGCTTTTGAAATAACATCCTTCGTAAAACTGGTCTTATTTCGATTTGCACCCGTATGCATCACATCAATGCTGACGTCAATGAAGCGAAAATCAGAATTTGAATATTCGTTTTTCTTAGTGAAAGAAATAGGATAGCGCTCCTTCATTCTGTTTTCACCTCCGTTTCGTCATCAAAATAAAAGCCCTGACGAATTGCAATTTGCAACTCAGCCAGAGCGTTTTTAAATACATTATCGTTAATAAAAACATATTTATTTGGTGTATCTATCCGCAGTAAAAGTGCGCCACGATCAGTCAGAAACTTAGCCATCCCGGCGGCGTGAGACCCATGAATGATGATTTCAAAAATCTCTTCTTCCATATCAGCCCTCCTGTCGATCCGCGCTTACATTACCCGCGTCAGATAAGCCCTCGCCTTTACTTGCATTTGTTGGGCGACCACCTTCACCCCCGGCAGACCCAGATTGAGTATTAGAACTCTTAAGAGGAATCTCGTCATTGCCAAGGCCAAGAACATCATTCTCGAGGTAGGTCATATTCTCATAATCAGTACCAGCATAACCTGCAGTTGCAAGAGCAGCAGTTCGAGTAGGCATACCATATGTGGCGTCCTTTAAATATCGTTCATGCATTTCGGCGATATTGTAATGAGTCACAGGCAAAAAGTTAATACGGAATTTATAAGAACTCGACACAGACTTCAGTTTTCTGTTCACCCAGCGTTCCAACTGTCGCATAACAGCAAAAACAATCATCTGATCGTTTATAGTACAAATGCTCAATGTGGAAGCAGAGGGGTCTTCACCACCGCCAAACAGAATTTTATTAACGCCAATTTCTGTAAATAAAGATGCTTCTGCTTTTGCAACTTCGTTTGTATCACTATTAGCGCCACTACGATCGAAGTTCCAATCGGTAAGCTTCATAGGCGTCAAGATTGCACCAA